GTATATCTAACAGGAACACCATTTAATGTTACTGTTTTATTTTCTCAATCAATTAAAAGTATATCATTATCGCTTATAGTTTCATTTATAATCAGAGAAAATCATCATAGGTTTATCTCTATAGATGTTAATCAAGCTATTCAAGTTAAGAATAACATATATATCTTTGGAGATACACTTGCTGTTCCTTCATATACTATCTCTTCACTTTGGTCTCCAGTCATTCAAACATAAGTATTACTATCGTCGTTCTCCAAGAATCAATGAGGATTTACTGCTGTAAAAGTTAATGTTATATCCTGGACAAATGTTATATTAAAATACCTTCTGTTGAAAGTTAGATTAGTACAGGTTGCTTCTCGTCTCCTTACTACATCATTTATCTTTATATCTAAGTAACCTTCTGTCTCACTTGTCTTATATTTAAATTCATCTATTAATGTATTTAAGTCTTCTACAGTATCAGCTGTTAATGATACTCTTAAATTTATAGTTCTTTTTCTGTAATATTTTCCTAATACTCAACCTCAATCTGTTCTTGGTGCGTTATATGTTTTAAATTCAATCTTATTCAAATCATCGTGATTACTAAATGTTACTCTTTTATTAACACAATCGTGTAAAGAATATCAATCAAATACAAACATATCTTGGTCTGCTGTAGAAGCAGGAGCAAGTCATCAACCTAATAATAAATTATTTAATGTGTTTGTATTTAACATTATTCATCTTTAATTATAAAACTATGCAACTCCGAACTGTTTTTCTAACTTAATCTTTCTTATTATCTCATCTGTTATCGCTTCTATATCAGCTTCGTTTGATACCGTTATTCAATTTAGATTGATTTCTATTCATTCGTTATTGGTTATTTGATTGTTTGGAGTAATTGTTCAATGAGCTTTTGGTGTAAATATCTCTGGTCATTTCTCTCCTACCAAGAAACTTCTTCCCATTTCTGTACTACCACCAGTTGCTCTAGCTCCACTTGAAGCACTTTTTGCACTTCTTCTGGCAGCATCTAATTCGTGAGCTTTCTGTATTAATTCGTTATACATTTTTACTTGCTCGGCTTGGTCAATTTTTAACACGTCCATTCGTTTCTTTTCAAAAGCTAATTTAGTTTTTCATAGTTCGCCAAACTTTGCAGTCTCCTCTTCTAAAGCTAATAATTTAGCATCTAATTCAGCCTGTATTTCTTCTCTTTTTATTGCATAATCTTCTTTAATCTTTTCTATATCCGTAAGCTCGTTGTATTCCCTTTGTTTATCTATTTGAGCTTGCAATAATGCTGTTTGTTCAGCGTCTAATCACTTATATGTTTGTCATTTTTCACTATTTAATGAAGCTAATTCTCATTGTTCATCTGAATCAACACCTCAATCTTTTATCTTTGCAATAGCGTCTTCTATTTCTAGGTATCTATTAGCTAAATCATTCGTTTCTGATACATTCAAATCAGCTAATTCTCATTTAAGCTTTCAAGCTTCTTTAGTAAGACTAACTAATAGGTCGAATGAAGTCTCGAATTGTTCGTTCATTCAATCTAGTTTAATTTGAGCCAATTCAGCAGTCATTTCTGCATATTCTTTCATTTCGTCTTGTAGTTCTTTCATTGCTTCTGATATTTTACCAGTTGCTTCTGTGTCTTCATCTTTCTTTGTTATAATCTTATTTATTCAGTCTACTGTCTCATCTGCAACTTCTTGTGATGCCATTATAGCCGCAATTGCCTGTCTTGAATTACTTTCGTTTATCTTATCCTCTGCGTCATAGTGTAGATTTACCATATCATCTAAAAATCAATCAAGATTCTTTTTATCATCATCAAGTATTGATGCAGATGCAGCAGACCTTTGTTTTTCTAAAAGGATTACTTTTTTTCACAATCTTTCTACTCTGTTGTTTATACCCTCAAAGCTAACTCCAATTCATTGTAGAAAGTCTTTAAGTGTTTTATTTATTGATAGAATAACTTTAGTAAATACGATTTGTGCCGTATAGAATGCTCCACTCAATACAAAGGCTATTCAACTTGCAGCTATCTCTATTATACCTCTTACTGCTCTTATTCATAAAGCAATATAGGTGAAGAATTTTCAAGCACTTTCTCACGCTCATCAAAACGCCTGTGATATAATATCCATAATAGCTATGAATCATTCTCAAACTTTTTGTACTGTAGTTACTACCTCTTGTATAATTTGTCAAAACTGTTGTGCTATTACTTCTCCATTCTTTTCTACAAATGAAGTTATAGCAGCTACTCATTCTTTCATAGAAGGCAATAACTCTCATCAAATCTTTTCTCATAATATAGAGAATCAATCAACCATATTAGATACCATTCATTGAAAAGTTAAAGACTGTTTGTCCATCAAATTAGCAAACTTTCCTCATTCTCATGTCATTGTTTGAAATGCTTGTTCAACCTCTGGAAATCATATCTTTCCTTTACTTACCATATCAGCGATTGCACTTTCTGCAACTCATAAGTTTTTAGATAGCTCTGCTACCAATGGAACTCAAGCTACAGAAAAATCTCTTAGCTCTCTTCAAGTAAGTTTTCATTGTATTCTAACTTGTCAGAAATTAAGTGCTAATCTTTCTATAGGTACACTCAATCATGCTGATACATCTCATAATGCTTTTAGTGTTGGTATCATATCCTGTGCAGGAGTACCCATCGCTAATAATTGCTTAGCAGTAGCCCTTATTCAAGTCAATTCAAATGGAGTATTTTTAGCAAAGTCACTTAACTTTTTAAGCATCTTCGTTGCCTCATCTGCACTTCACAACATTGTTGTAAATGCAACATCTGCTTGCTCTAAATTTCCAGCCAATGATACAACTGATTTTCATAGTTTATATATTCATGCTGTTATTCATAATCATACTATAGCCTTTTTCATTCAACCAAATGCACTCGCTGACTCTTTTTTTACCTTAGCTAAATCAGCAGAAACCTTTTTAAGCTCTCCACTCATTTTGTTTTGTGCTGTTAGTATCAGCTCTATGTTATAGTCAGTTTGTGCCATTAGCTTTTTTTATGAGATGAAGAGGCTCTTTGTTTCTCCCTTTCGTGTTCGATATGTTCATGTTGCCTTTCTGCCATCATCATATCGTAATGGAGGTTTAATATATTTTCGTCTTGTCTATCTAGCTCACCAGGACTGCAATGATACAAGTCTTTGATAAGGACGTAGTCTCTATGTTCTTTAGATACTGATGTCCATGTTCTCAAAGTCTTCTTAAAGTCCTTTAATATATCACTGCTATTTACTGGGAGTTTTTAAGGCTTGCACCATCTTTAAGACAGTATCATAGTCTTCAACAGACATTTCATCAAGTTCTTTATTGGTAATATCAGTCATAGCCATAACTAAATAGTCATTCGCTATCTGGATATTAGAAGGATTAATTTTGAATTGAGTTTCTCATTTAGCATTTACGCTAGATTCACCCTCTCCAAATAGTTTTGCATTAAATTCTCTGTCAATTTTTCTTGTATACACATCATTAAATGATACTTCTTTTTCATTAGTTCCGATTGTAATTGTTAATTCTGCCATTGTTTTTTCATAAAATTATAAAAGAGTATTTGCTTTGTTTTAATATCAGGGCTATATAGGAAAACAAAGCAGAATATCTATATAGCCCCGTATATTATAGTGCTACTATCGAGTAGTATGTTGTAATTTTTACATCACTATCTCCAGTAATTGGATTTCCTGTTTTAACAGAACATACAATTGCTGCTGCACTTGTTAAAGCTAATTCTGCTTCAATACCTCCAGATTGTACGTACGTATCAGCTGTTTGGTTTAATATTGCTGCAACTTCATCACATACTGCTGTTCAACTAGCATCTGTGTATGAAAATATAAGTGTTGTATTAGTCGCATAAGCTGCACTACCATAATCCATAGTAAGAACAACTTTATCAACTACATTTACATATCCTGCTGCTGGAGCTGGTACTAATTCTAATGGAGTTGTAAATCACGCAAGCAATAATGCTGATGTGAAAGTTTTTGTAGTTTTTCTTACCAAATCGTTTGTAATAACATTTGTGTTTATGACGAATGCAAAATCAGAGTCTTGATTTACTAATGCTCTACCTTTGTCGTCATCACAAGAAAAGATTTCTCCTGCTAAAATTGTTTGTTCTACACCATTGTATAGTTCAACTCCTGATTTAGAAATTACGGCATTATTGATTAATAACATAATAATAGGTATTTAAATATTAAAAAAGTGATATTAGTATCCTGTGGCGTTATCATTTATTAATAGTATTTCTAATTGCATAGATGCTGTGTTGTCATATTGACCACTGTATCCAAGAGTTTGTTTAACAATCTCATTGTTTGAATCAGTTTTAGTCCATTCTTTGAACCCAACCTTTGCAAAATCACATATGATAGAAGGAAATAATTGTAAAGCAACTAATGCGTCAGCTTCGTTATTTATTACCTCAAATCTACATGCTTTCTTCTCACTATTTATAACATAGTCTCTTAGAACTACATCACTATATAATGCCTCAAAGTCACCGTCTGTAGTGAACTGTTGGTTATGTAAACTATTGATATCGTCTGTTCCAAAACATTGTATATCTGTTAAGTTTTTATTAATAGACAATCTAAAGTTTTGCATACAACTAGCAGTAGCTGCGTTTAATCCTCCTTCATTATCTGCGAAGAATACGTTTGCCATACTTGCAAGGAAAGCATTTTCATCACTATATGCTGGAGACAATACTCCTGCAGCAGCCATTTTCTTACCCCAAAACTCTGCTGTAAATTTAACATAGTCTCATACTTCTGTAGCCAATTCAAATGTATTAATCATTGAATATGGAGCTTCTGCTGATGAAATTGGGTCATCATCATATAATGTGAATGATTGATGGTTATTAGTATTAGCTCTTTCAAAGAAATGTCCTTTAGCTGCTGCGTTAGTTGTCAAATCAACTGTTCCAGCACTCCAAGTTCCATTACCTATTTTTGCACCGTTTGCTAATGTTCCAGCAGTTGTACTAATCCAATAGTAAGTAGTTGCTACTGCTCCTGTAATAGTAATCTTTTTAACTACTCAAGTCCAAGAAGCTCAATCATTTACGATGTCTCATCTAGCTACCGTTCCTCCTGTTACTCCACTAAGTTCTACACACTCTACTGGAGTGTAAGTTCATAATGCTCATAGCAATAAGAATCCTAGAAAGTCGTCTCTAGCTATACCTCAAAGAGTAATCTTTGAGAAGTTTTTTGTTGTTTGTGTTTCGTATACTTCATCTATAACACCATATCCACTATCGTCTACTGCTTCCTCAAATTCAGGATTCAATACTCAAGATGTTTTTGGTATCCATACAGAAGCTGGTACAGCAGTTCAAGCTGTTACCTCTTTTCAAAGTCCTACTGCACTTTTACGTGCGATAAATTCATCAGCCATTTTTTAATAAATTATTTTATAAAAGTCTTATATTGCTTTTGTTTTAAATCCTGTAATTACTTTCATCTTTCTTTCTGCTTCATCTAGTGTTTTTGCTTGTACTGTTACTAGTTGTTTAGGAAAGTTAAATGTCTTTTCTGTTGTGATTACTTTGTCTGATTTCATCTCTGCTTTATTGTTTGCAATAGTTTCATCAATAGTTTCTTTACATTTTTTACCTTTCTTTGTCATTCGATAATTTAATCAAATAAAGTTTATTTAGTTATAGCAACAAATCTGCATTGTACCTCGAATACTCTTACCGGCTCTTGCGTATCAGCATATCCCCATATAAAATCAAATTCAAGTTTTACTGTAGCTCCATTGTTATTAGTCCAAGTAATAGTTCCAATATCCTTTAATCTTGTTAGCATCATATCAGCGACTATCCTCATATTGTTCTCGACGTCCTCTATATTGTCTTGTATCCTATCAAACAATCTTACTATAAATGGTATATTTGTTTCATAAGAGCAACTATCTAGATAGGTTTCGCTCCCATTATCTGGAGTAATAACAATCGCAGGTAGTGGGATTCAATCCTCAATCTTTACTTCATAATTATATACCTCTCATACTCTAGCATCATCTGCTTTGAGCTTAATCATTTCGGCATATATTGCGTCTCATATAGATTTAAATGAATATACTCCCATTATTTTAAGTTATCTTTTAAAGTTTTGTTGATAATTTGCTGAATCTTTGTTTTGTTCTCAGTATATCATCTTTTTAGATAGAATTTAGTCTGTGGATTCTTGTAATTAACAAATTCTCTTATCCTTGCATATGCTACTGGCGAGCCAACAACAACCATTCACCTTTTTATTCTGGAGAAGTCTGTCGATATACTACGCCTTAGTGTTCATCTATCATAAGGAGCATTGATTTTAGCACTATTTTGAATGAGGAGACCTGCCTTTGTCAGCATTATTTCTATTGATAACTTTAAATTCTTATCAATATTCTTTAGTTTTTTAGTGTCTCATCTAATTTCAATAGCCATTACGTTCCTTCTGATTTTTGGATAAAAGCTTTATAAAACTTTCTCAGTAGTCAATCTCGTTTCTCATAGTTGTTTACTATGTAAGATTCTCCGTCAATTACCAATTTATCTCATACCTTTAATGAAGAGTAATCAGTATATAATTTTTTAGTTTTATACATTATAGCTCATTCAAATCAGTCTTTAGTTGAAACAGGTTGCATATTGCATACAAAACTATCTCAGGCTGTATATGATGATACCATACTTGCATTTCTACTATATGTATATACTGTTGCTGTTTTATTAAATAGCATTCTATATAGGTAAATTAAAAGTCTTATACTTATCTAATATAATCTTGAATGAGAAATATAAATCGTCTGACGCTTGTCCATTCATATCACCAAACTTTATAGTTTCATCTCATAGTTTATATTCTTTGATTCATTCGCTTCCTTTAGTGTTATACATTCCTCATACTAACATCATTTGTAATACTTTTATATCATCAGGTAACGTATCATTTGTTCAAGGAGTAGTACCTGTTAGGTCTCTATCATATCCTCGAGTATATTCTATAGTGAATACTGGTCGGTCAAGATTTACTAAGTAATCATTTATATCTTTGATTACTATCTTCCTGTCATACACAACCATATAATCAGTACCTTTAGCTCAAGCATAAACTGTTCCATTGATTTTCTGAATACTCGTTACAGGTTTATTTTTAAGAAAAATATTGTATCCATAGTATCACACATTACGGCATAATCTTTTTGTTTCTATCTGCTCTTCTCCTGCTGTTTCATTCATACTATCAACACCAATAATATTATTAAGTGTGTAATATGAGCTATTCAGTAGTTGTAGAAGTAATGTGTCTTCACTAGTACCTGATATTCATAGATATGATTTCAATTGTTCTAGTGTCGCATAGTTTACTATAGCCATTTCCTATTTTAGAGATATAAATTACAATTTTGATGTTATCCATTCTAAGTCATTCTTCTTATTTACTGGTACATTTATTCCAATTTTAGCTTCGTATGCTTTAGTTGCTTTCTCCAATGGAGTTTCTTCTACAACTTCTTCTTTTAGCTCTACAATAATTTCAGGTGTTTTTACTGGCTCTATACTTTCTACTGCATCATCTAATTTAGATTCTACTTTAGCGAATAGGTGTCCATACATTCTTAGTAATGCTTCACCGTCCTTTTTAGAACATTCAAATTCTTTTTTACCTTTTACTTCTTTCTTTCCTTCTAATGTTGGCACAGTATATGCTTTCTTAGTAAGATTAATCATAGTATATATAAGTTTGCTCATCTGCTTTTGTTTAAATATAAAAGATGAAGTTAAGGAGGGGGTGCACACCCCCCCTATATGCTTCAAAAAAGATTATATAGCTATGTTTACTCCCATAGCTACAGTATCTCCTAATCCTGCTTCATCGTTTGCAATAGCCATTCCAAATTCGAATGTTGCAATCAATTGTACACCTTTTCCTGGTACTTTGTAAACATCTATCTCTAGAGGTTGTCCAAATCCATATTGTACAGCTGGTTTATATACTAGTCCCATAGAACCGTAATCATTTCCAGTTGAAGCGTGAACCAATCCAGTAGCAAGAGCTAATGAAGGTCGGTCTCTTTGAGTAGTGATGTCAATTCCGAAAGATTTAGCTAACACTCAACTTTTGAATGAAGCAGCTGGTCAGAATTTATCCACAGTCAATACAGCATCTAACAATAATGCTTTTAGATATACGTTTGAAGGCATAATCCATAACAAGTTGTTAAGGTCTGATTGATAACCTTCTCCTAGTAATGATAGAATAGATAAGAAATCTCCTTCTGTCATTGTACTAACATCGTGTACTTGTGAACCAGCAATAGCTAAATCTCTTATACCGTTGTTTTGTTGCATATAGTATAGAGTTGAAGCTGGAGTTGCAGATGTATTCACATTACCACTAGTTGCAGAATCAGCATTCATAATAGTAGCATCTAATGTTCTAGCTGCACTTTTATTAATTCTTTCTCTAACAATAGATTCAATTTGTTCTGGAGAGTAGTTCAATTCTCTTTTAGAAAGAGATACTGTCAAGATAAATTGTCCTTGTGAGATAGTGATTTCAGCAGTAGCTGGTCACATATCAGCTGCATTACCTGGTGTTGGAGCTCAAGTTGTCCATTCAGTGTTTCCAATGAATAAATCAGCTTCTCCAATAACTGGTACTTTAGCAGAGATAGGCATATTGTTACCGTGATTACCTGGGAACATAGTCAATAGTCTTGAATATTTAGGTACAAGGTCTAACATAGGGTCAGTGTATACATTTGTAGGAATTAATTCCTCACCGAATCCTGTATTAATTGTGTGCATTACTTCGTTTGTTTTAGTTTCAACAACCACTTCTGCTTTCGCAGTCATTTCAGCTCTGTAACCTTCTGCATCGAATGATGCGTCTATCAAAAGTTTAGATTTGATAATTGTTTCTAAAAGTTGTTTGTTCATAATGAATTAAATTTAATAATAAAATAGTTTAATTTAAAGTGATTTGATACCGTCTACTACTGCTCCGTAGCCTTTCTTTGCTACTATCTTTTTAGGAAGAATTTCGTATGGCATTCCTGTTCCTTTGATTGTGTTACTCATTGTTTTGTCCAGCTTACCAATATAGTCAGTCAATCAATCAACTACTTGTAACGCTGTATCTAATCTCTTAGATAAAGAATCAATTGCTTGGTTCTTCTCTTCGATGATAGCTTTCACTTCATCTAGTATAGCTTCCTTTGCTTCTACTACTTGAGTAGACACAAATTTTTCTACATTCTTAATAGCCATATCCTTCAATCATTTTGCTTCTTCAACAATAGGTTTTTCACTATCGCCTGCTGTAGTTTCAACAACATTTTCAGTGTCTTGCAATGTATCAGTCTCGGCTTCTATTTCAGGTGTTTCTACCTCTTCTTTAACTTCTTTAACTTCTTCTCCTTCGATTACTTCATCTTTCGCTTCCTCTTTTGCTTCTGCTACCTCTATAACTTCGTCTTCCATTGTTGTTTCAACAACTACCTCTTCTACTACATCTTCAACTTCCTCAGCATTCTTAGATTCAATAGCGTCTTTAAATGATTTAGTTGCGTCAATCCATTCTCTTTTTGATTCAACCTCTGTATCAGCACCACTTAATGCTACTGTTTCGTCTTCACTTGTATATCATCTTCTGTAGTACATATCGAATCCTGTTTCTCCCCATTTATAATGGTTATAAACAAACTCTTTTTCAAATATTTCTACGATATACAATCATTCTGTAGTCTCTCATTCCTCGATACCTTTTTCAGACATCATCATATCTCTTAATTTAGTTGAGATAGATTCTTCACCATTCAATCCTTTTTCTTCTGTTTCGATTACTTCTTCAACTTTTGCTTCTATATTAGTGTCGATTACTTCAACAGCTTCAGCTACCTCTTCTTTTTCCTCTACTACCTCTTCAGTTTCAGTTGTTTCTTCGTTAGATTCAGTTGTTTCCACTTCTCATTGTGCCTCTTTAGCTTCTAAGACAACCCCTTCTTCTTTAGCCTCCACTGGTTCAACTACTTCCTCTATAACCTCCTCTACAGTTTCGATTTCTTCGATTACTTCCTCTTTTGCTTCAACTTCTACACAAGAGTCTAAAGATTTTATCAATGCAAATGGATTTGCTGGAATTGATACCAAACTAATCTCATATAGCTCTAAATCTTTAATAATCATTTCGTGTCCTGCAACATCTCCTTCATCATTTTTAACTTCTTCTATAGAATAATCTTTTACTCTATATCCTATACTAAATGTTCTAATAACTCCATTTTTCAAAGCTGACATAATACCGTCTTGGTCTTCTGTTATAGTCGCTTTGATATAAAGCCCCTCAGGTTTGATACTTGCTTCTGTTACTACTCCAACTGGTTTATCAGATTTGTGTTGTAGTAAAATAATAGGATTAGTCATATAACCTTCCAATGCGTCTTTAAATGCGTTTGGTTCTACTATATCATTTACTCTATCCTTATCTTTTGTTGAAGCATAACCTTCAATCTCGATACCTGTAGTCACACCGTCTTCTCATTTGATTTCTTTGATTGATTTCTTCTCACACATAATTTGGAAGAAGTCTTTGTTCTTTACTAATTTAGATTTAAATTTCATTACCATAATTTAATATTTAAAATAAGTTTATTGGTCTATATCGTATAACATTGTACATCTACAGTTTACTCATTCTGGTGCAACCTGTACTCAAGTTGATGAATATTCATAATCGAATTGCACTCGTCCTTCGCTCTCTGCGTCCATATGAGTTGGTCTTACTCTACTATCATTAACTGTTTGTCGTTTCTTTTTAGTAGATACTCATACATCATGTAGTTGTTTTACAGGCAACCAATTACCATACTCATAAGCTTTTCATACCTCTGTGGTAGCTATTAGTTTAGCTCTTGCTGGCGAGAATAGCTTTCAGTTTAACTTTTGTATATTTTTGGTTAAATCTGCTACACTTATATTATTATCTAATCAATTCTTTATCTCAGTAATGACATTAAGCTTCGTTGTCTTAGATATACTCCCTCTAAAGTTACTTAGATTCATATCTCCAAACAGTTCGGCATAGGCAACAGGTTTAGCTTTATCATATATAAGAGCATTTGCTTCCATATATGTTGCTCGTTTCCTATATCTTTTCTTATATCATTTCTCTACTACCTTTCTTAGTTTTGGTTTAACTCAATCAATCATCTCGTATACTCCCATCTCTCTTCGGAATCAATCCAATGGTTCACTGCTTATATCCGTTTGCCATCATTTATATAATGATTCAGCAGGTTGATTTAGATAGTTAAACTCACTTTCAACCTTTCCTGGATAGTTCACATACAAATCCTCTAGATTGTCTAACAAGAACTGTTCTTGTCTCTTAAAAGATTTCTGTATATAGGTTCATATCAAGACTTCATTACTAAGTATCCTCCTGTGATTCAGCTCAACTGCCATTTGTTTCATTAGGAGATAAAACAGCATCAAGTGCAACGTCCTCTAATAAAACCAAGTTCCTATTAATTAATAACCTACCGGCATTCTCATCTTCAGCTTCTTCGTATCATCTTTCTAACCTAACTTCGTTTATCGTTACTATTCATTTATCTAAATCCTTTCTATGGTTCTCATTAATAATATCTTGGTCATCTAATGTCTCACCTTTAGCTCTAATCCAATACTTTTCGTATATCTCTGGCAAGAATTTAGCACTTAATACATTCAACATATGTTCGAAGTCTTGTTCGTATGGTCTAATCGTTCATTCTATATATTCTTTTCTCATTTCCTTTCCATTTGAGTAGTTTACATTGTCTACATATCATAGTATAGACTTTGGTACACCGAATGCTGCACTAACCTTTTCTATAGTAAACTTCTTTTGGTTTAAGAACTCCATATCTCTATGATTTAAAGCCAATTGCTTTATGTCTTTAACTCAACCACCGATTAATGTTTTATGTTGATTTTCACTACCTTTATATTGCATATCGAATTGCTCTTTAGCTATCTGCATTTCCTCTGTAGACAATCAATCATTCAATAGTAACATAAAATCAGGTCTCGCTCCATTCAAATATAATGTATGGTTTACTTTACTTGCTTCTAAATCACTTAAAGCATCATACACTACTCAATGTAACAATCACATACCTTCTGTTCCTCTTGTTACATCTTGTTCGAATTGAAAATAAACCACGTCTTCTAATCTATAAGATTTAACTGCTCACGATTTAGCTGTCTGCTTATATCCTATTATATTTCCTTCATCGCTATATGCTTTGTGCATACTTCTACTATCTAATACAGTGAACGCTACTACTTCTTCTTTCAAATTTCTTAGTGGTGTTATATATAGGTCTCAACTCAATAAGTAATTTCTCTCTAGGTCAATCTTAAATTTAAGAAAGGTTGGAGTCTTAAAGTAATCAAATACCTCGTCAGTTAATACTCAATCGTCTATTATGTTTCCTTCATTGTCTTCTAGTACTATTCAATCCCTAGACATAGAATTAGCTATCTTTCTAATACATTGTCTTATATCAGGATTCTTTTTATATAAATCATAAAAAGTCTGAACTGAGATAACAGCTCATCAATCTATTAATTGTGAGATACTTGTATAGTCATATGAACCAACATAGTTCTTTTGTTTAATTGTCGGAAGTATCTTTTTTGTAATACTGAAATTGAATCCTAATATATCCATATGAAGCAATAAATATAAATCATTTACTATACTATAACCAGTAACCATTTTTATACAAGGTTTTTTTATATAAAAAAAAGACAGAACTTAATCTGTCTCTTTATATGTTATTGAATAATACTACTACTCAATCATTGTTGGTTCTTCTTTAACTGCTTCTTCTGGTGTAGGTTTAGTTTCTTCCACTTCGATTTTAATATCAATCTTTGGAAGATTTGTGATATCCTCTATTTTAAAGTCATCAGCAATATCCAATTTCTCAGGTAATGTGAATCATAATTTAACAGACGATTTAGCATCAGCAAGAATTTCTACTCGCATATTATACCATTTAACTCGTTGTCTAATTTGGGCTTTCATTGGCTCTACCTTATCAACATTTTCTCTAATACCGTTAATAACTGACGCCATATTGCTTAATGTGTCTGCTACTTTGATAACATCAGAAGCTGTTTTAGTTTCTTCTACTTTGAATGTCATCTCATCTACTTTCGTGAATTTTCTTTTACTCATCTTAACATATATATAAGAATAAAAACTACTTAGTTGTTTTAAATAAGTCTTTTATATCTTTATGTCATCGAATCATTCATACTATTAATATGATTGAAGCTGCTAGGCTAACGTATAGATTATTTGCTATAGCTACTCGAGTCATACACAATAACGTCAATGTTATATATGTGAATCTTTTGTAACCTTTAGTTTGTCTTAGTTTCATTTGCAACAATAAAATAATAAAAATTAATTTGGAGGGGATAAGGATTTGCACCTTATAATTGTGACACTTTCAGGACGGATTTCGCACCCCAAACAGACTCTCGTTACTGTTTTGTCGTTACCGATTTTCTTCAGTTAGTGGTTACCTATTACACCACCCCTCCATTTATATTATTTAGATTTCTTTTTGTCGTTTGCTTTCTTTACTTTTAATGCTTCCTTTGCTTCTTTTAGTTTATTGTTTAAAAAGTCGTTCTCGAATCAAGCTTTAATCATTTTCTCTATAGCTGTAATTACAGTTTGTGGGTCAATTGTTAATAACTTAGCTTCAACCTTTCTCATCTCGATAATAAATTCAGATATCATATCACAATCTTCTTCTTCCTCTTCCTCTTCAAAATCTATTTCAATATCTCTTTTACCAGCAACCTCTTTATTTAGAAGTTCAATAGTCTTCTGTTGTAGTGAACTAATCTCTTGTAACTTTTTAACAACAGACGCAAGTGATATAATATGCTCCTGCATCTCATTTAGTCTTTCTTCTACAGTTGGTTCTCTTTTGTTTGTAACTTCTTTTAAAACAGCGTCAAATAATTCGTCTAGTTTAGTCATTTTTTCATAATAATAAATAATAAAAATAGTTTTATCAAAGGAAATTCTTGTACCTTTCTTCTCTTGGTAGCTTCATAATCCAAAAGAATACATTACCTTTCAACTCCATAATAGTAAATTATAATATAAAATCAATAGTATTTTAATGTTTTATTTGTCCCTTATTCATAGCTTGTCTTTTTCCTCCTGTATATGTATCCAAAACTCGAAGAGACTATATTTAGTCATTGGTTTAACTGTATCCAGTATATGGGCATCAGCTTGCAAAAACTTTAGCATCAATTCTTCACAGGACATCAAATTAACGGCTCTACTCTTAACGAGCGTCCATACTCACTTTGATTTCTCGAGCTTGAGCTTACGTAGCTCACTTCTCATTTCATCCTCTGTTTGAATCATAGTTATACTATCAGATAAAAAAACCCTTCTTCTTCTTGTATATAGAGAATCAGAAACTATCCACTTGGTCATCAAATTTTCAGTCAGGAAATCATAGCAATTCATCAACTAAGTCCCCAGTCCCCTTCGTGTTAAATATAATTTTACCGTCTTCAAACAAGTGTTGGTTCTCCATAAGCCTAGTAACTTTGTCTCTATGCGTCTTATAGTTATATGTATTCATACCCATTTCTGAGAATATGGTCTTTAATACAGCTTGATATGCAACACTCTCAACAACTACCCTGTTAGCCTGTCGTTTATCGTACAACATCCTCACAGTTCTACTAGCTCTTTTAACATTCTTATCTTTTCATTCTAACTTAACACTCTCCAATATATATCTTTTATCTTTATCAAATCAACATACTGTTATAGCGAATCTATCTGAACCTTCCTTCTCTGATATAGCAGGGTCTACACCTATCTGTATACTATCAAATCCATAGTCAGAACAATCGGCATACCTTATCATATCTCTTGTTATAATCCTTTGTCATTGTGTGTAAGGGATAAGATTGTAGTTCTGGTCGTATGATATTTGACCCAGTCTCCTTTTTTCTGTCTCTAGTGAGGTATACTTCATATTACTTGCTCTAACCCCCTCATTCAATTTCTCCATCTCTTCATCTGTCTCCACGAACCTATCTCGATTAATGTGTCATTCATTATCTGTTATTGGCATTCTTATTATAACCCATGAATCATCGTCCTTGATATGGTTTAAGAATCTTGGTACTAATCAATCATCATATATAGTATTTCATAAGAATACTAATTGACAAGCTGATGTAGTTCCTCACAATACCTCATTAAGCATGAAGTTGAAGTTCTTGTCTATTTTCTTTGTGCTGTTTACACTATCTAATGTATCAACATCATCGAATATAATCAAATCAGGTCTAAATTTTCAATCAGGAGCTGTAAAGTTCTTTCATCTAGGACTAACTCATAACGACATAGCTCTTGCGTACACATCATTCTCTGTAACAAATACACTAGTAGTCTTTGCTTTCTTCGTTGTGTTCCTATTCTTTTCTAATGCTGGATCATAGAATAACTGACCATAATCCATAACTAATCTACTACTCTTTGTGTCGTTATCACCAATCAAACCATTCACTATATATGTTAGATTCTCTTGTGAGTTATCAATATTCTGTGAGTATCGCATTATATTTCTTCTTACTTTGTTCGTGATACAGAAGTTTACATACACTTGTGCTAAGGTTGTCTTTGCACATCATCTAAATCATTCAAAGTATACATTCTTTCAAGCCTCTAATGCTCTACAATAGTCTTCTATGAACTGTGGGGTATCAAATGTGAAATACTCTGAAAAATAAAATCTTGCATACTCATATAAGTTTCACGCACTGAAATACATTTTCCTTGGTCAAGAGTGTCATTTATATATTATGTACTTCTTTTGTTCCAAGGTTAGCATATCATACATATATTTAAATAAAAGTAACTAACTATCTTACTGTGTTTATATTGCCACCGACAAGCTTTTACTACGGGGATAGTATAAACTACTATTAAGATAAGAAGCCACTTCTTACTATTTGCTTGACTTCTTGTTATTTTTTTCTCTTACCCTTGCTTCCTCTTCTAATATTTCTTCTACCATTTGTACTTCGTCCTCTGTCATTCTATCGTCTTCTACCTCTGTAGTAAACGCTCTAGTAACAGTCGTAGGCTCTCATAGTTCGACTTTGTTTAGTTTTACTATCCTTTCAACGTCTCACATATCGACCTTTTCTCATTTCTCTATGATGTTACCATCTTTGTCTAGCTTATCATCGAACTCATTATATCTCTTATTCATATAAGCAAATCCACGTTTCTTTAGCATCATGTGGTTCTCCTTGTCTATAGTAAGCTTCTTAATAAGTCTTTTCTTGCTTTCTTCTATTGCTCTATCAGCAACTCATTCTAACCATCTCTGTTTCTCTTTTACTCGACCTTTCGTTTCTTTTCCTACATATGAGTTGTATTTGTGGTCATTTGCATCACAAAAGGTCTTTATACTATTTATATCAGACAGGAAGAACTCGTGCTTTAGCCTAAAGAAGTCTCTCTTTGCTATTGCCATTAAGTTATATATTAAATCATAAATGTATTATTTGTCAAACTGCAAGATACTAGTCCACTTTAAAGCTCTTATAACAATGAGGACAAATTATCTCTTCCTTGTAGTTTCATAGTCTCTTATCATTGCTTTTAGCCATATCAAAGTCCATCTTCTCTTTAACCATTGAACACAAAAAATCAAGTCCTTTTATATATAATATTAATGTAATTTCTATATTTTATGATACTATCCTTTCACTACAGCTAAAGGTGTTAATTCTACAAGTATCTTTACAAGGTCTTTTTGTTCTTCCATTACTACATCTATATCTTTATATGCTCCAGGAGCTTCATCTAAATCTGATATAGTTTTCACTGTTTATTTATAATAAATTAAAGTGGGATTGTTCTTGTGTACATCTATCTCTGGAAAGTCTTTTTTAAATTCCATCAAATCAAATGGATTTGTTATGAAGTGCCATCAATTCTTTGTTTTGATTACTTGCTTTACCATTTTGTTTGGTCTTGTATGTAATATTTTAGTAGAGATTTTAGCTAGGTATTCTATATCGTCACTATCAATATCAACTACCCATAACTTATCTGTTCCTTTACTTGCTCCACAAGCACTTCTATATAATCAACTAAGTGTATGTTCGTTTTTATACATATGCTCTCACATCATCATACACATCATACCTCTTACATCTGTACTGCTTCTTCTAGTTGGGTGCATATACACTCTTGCGTTAGTTGCTTCTGCTATATCAATCATTTCTTGTTTCCTTTTCTCTAATTGATCTGCATCAAATATACTATATTCTTTTATACATCTTGCGTGATTGTTTCAATTTATTCAAACAACACCAGGGTTGTCCTTCTTTCTTTTTATTATCTGAAAGAAATAAAACTCTCATTCTACTCGTTCAAATTTAAAGTTATCAAAATTATTTATCATTAGATTTTAATATTATCTAGAATAAATTCTTCCTTATCTTCTTGTATAGATGATTTCATTAGTCGGTAACTTAAATCAGTTACGTCATAAGCAACAGGTCATTTCTCTCAAGTTCAATTATATTCTATATATGGGTTTCATTCTGTTATATATAATCATTCCTCTACTATAAACTGCCACAATCAACTATCTATACTACATAGGTCGTTTAG